GTGCATAGGGCAATTTCATATAAACCATCTTTACCTCCGTAGGTGTGTGGTCCTTGAACTATACTAGCCCCGTATCCGTTTGAGAATTGAACTATGCACTGTTGTCCCATTCCCGCCGGATGTGGTTGAAAGTTCAATTCTTCGAACACTATCGTGTCTAAGTTGTTGGTTGGTCTTCTTGTTTCGTTCATCTTTTAGTTTTTTTACGAATGATTGTATTAAATAAAAATTCATAGTTAAAATATTTCTTCGGCAATACCCAAACCTTCAGCTAATGCAAATAACAAAGCCGAACTTCTAAGATCACCATTAAATAAGAAATAACAAGCCACAAATCTGATAACGGATTTAATAAAACTTATCCAGAAGTGACTGTTTGTTTTTGATTCTTTTTCTTGCATATTCTAATATAGTTAAATTTTCTCGGATTTCAAAATATTTTTAGATTGAATATAATTGTCAATAAAATTAATTCGTTGACCAATCCAATACATTACATTGACAGTCATAGAGTTACCTATTGCACCTTTAACATTTGAATAACTTGGTTTTTTACCACCAATTTCAAAATCAAGATAACCATCGGGAAACCCTTGGAGTCTCTCTAATTCTCTTTCTGTGAAGATTCTAATACTATTGTTATCAATCCAATAGTTAGACGTAGATACTTTACCAAACCCATCAACCAATGTAGATGCGTGTGATTTTGTTACTGTACCTGCGAGTTTAATTTCTCCAAGAACATTTCTGGCGTACTCATCCCTCTTGATTCGATTCTTCTCTTTAACGCTTTCAAAACATCCTTCTTCAAATAATACGGAGAATGGGACTTTCCAATTGTTTCCACGATATCCAACAATGAAGATTCTTTTGCGTCGTTGGGGAACTCCGAAGTATTGGCTGTCGAAAACCCTATAAGCGATGGAGTATTCTTCTCCTTGGACAACACCTTGTTTGTCGAGGTCTTCTGCTTTGAAGTTAGTACCTGTGAAAGAGGAGATGATTTCACATAACGCTTTTCTGTGTTTGCTTTTAAAAACGCCTTCGACATTTTCCCAAATGAACCATCTTGGTCGTTTTTCTTTAAGAATTCTTCCATACTCAAGGGAGAGTTGACCACGGACATCATCCATTCCTTTGTTGAGTCCTGCATCGGAAAAAGATTGACAAGGCGTTCCTCCGACCAATAGGTCGAAGCTGATGTTTCTGTAACTTTCATGTTCGTTTAATTTTGTTAAGTCTGAAAATAATGGGGTTGTTGGATAGTGATGTGATAATACTTTTTGTGGGAAAGATGCGAAGTCACATAACCCTTCACATTTCCAATTCAATGGTGACCAAGCTACCGTAGCCGCTTCGATTCCACTACATACTGAGAAATATTTCATACCTGTTTTGTTTAATGATGAAACAAAGTTATGTATATTTTATGAAATACAAAAAAAATTTTAGAATATTTTTTAAATTATTCTTAAAGTATTGATAATGAGTTAGTTAGGAAGTCGTATTTTTCCTTTTTCCATTCAAGATATGTGTATTTTTTAAACCTTTGGGTTAATATGGTTATCGCATCGTTGAACAACTCTAATGTTGGTGTGTTAGCTTTACCATATGATTGTACCAAACCTCCCTTACGATATTGTAGGTTTATCCTTTTTCGTTTACATTGTAGTCCAACATAAATGTATATTGATCCGTGTGGAAATTGTTTAGACATACAGTTTTTCATATTAAACCCTTCGATTCTAAAATCCTCTTCTGTCACCAAAACTTTGGGTTTAAATAATTCCCCACCAACTATAATATCTTCCTCAATCTCATCCATAAATTCTTTTGGTAAATCATATCTAACTTTATAACCTCGAGCGAAATGAAATTTAATTCCTGACCACATCTCCAATAAATTATCAAATTCATTATCGTTCTTAGCTTTAAATTTTAATTCAACTCCTCTAGCTTCAAGTAACTCTCTAATTGATAATAACTTATTGACCAAATAAACTAATGAATCTGTTTTTAAAGAATCACTCTCCCACTTATTAATAACACTAACCATACAGTTTTTTTCCGTATCATTTTTTAACATGTGTAATTTTTTGTTTGGTGCATAATCAAAACAATGTTTATCCCATTTTATTTTCTTTAAATAATCTATGTAATTGTCACCAAATAATTTACAGATATAGTTTAAAGAATCTAACTTAATACTCTTATGGGAATTCTGTTTATTCAATTCACTAATAAGATACTTTGATTTTATTCCATAATGGTCTAATACCGATGGTAGAAATTTATAATCGTTTTTCTCTAACCATTTCTTTTTGGGGTAATCATGTTGTATATCATAATAAACACTGTCGTGTCCTTTAATACCCTTCATTTCTAAATGAAAATCAACAACCATATCATAAAGAAAGTTTATTTCACACTCACCCTTATTAATTTTTTGAATGATAAATTCTGATTTGAAATTATCTTTGATTAAATTATAAATTAATTCTATTATTTTATTAGTTGCTCTTGAATACTTCACTCCCCAAAACCCAATTCTCTTTTCTCCCCTCTCAAAACCATTCTCAGTTAAATCTAATAATAAACTAAAGTTATTCTTTTTTTGTTTGGTGGTGGTTCTAAACATTTTCATGTCTGTTAAACCATCATTAACAATTTTATACGTTATAAAGATGTCTCCGGTTTTTTTATTTAAAACCAGTTCATGTTCAAAAAGAACTTTTTTATTTTTACCATATCTTTGGTAATCAAAATCAAATGTAGATTTGTAAACAATATCATCATCGTCATTATATAACTTTAAATCACACGTTGATAATGATTTACTTTTCTTGTCTTTCTTCTCTTGGTTGTGTATAAATAATAAATCCATATACAAAATATATATGGATTTATTTGAATTGTGTAGTTAAAATGCAGGTTCACGCCTCATATCAAATAACACATCAGATATTCGTGTTGGTTCTTTAATTTCAGGTATAATTTCTATTCCATTAATTTTAACCGGTACCTTTTTTTTATCTAAAGAATGTAATAAACCCATTCTAGCATAGTGCTTAGTTTTTTCTTTTAGGATATTGACAGCTAACTCAATGTCGGCAGGAGGTTGTTTATTACAAAAGTGTCTCGCTTGAATTAGAGTACCTGTTTGACAATCAAATTCACAAGTAACCCTATCTTTTTTATCTTCAGTTCTTACCGAAACAACAATCGATTTTTCTTTATCCGAATATGATGCCACACAATGGTGCATGAAATTACCTTCCTCATCATAATCCTCTTCTCGTTTTAAGATATAAGGATAGAATTCGGGATTGACCCATTCGGGATTTGACTCATCATCACTTAAATTAATCTTAACTTTAATTGGTGATTCTACATCGTTAACCATCTTATCAACAAATTGATATTCAATAACATATCCCTTTTTAATGAATTTCATCATTTTAGATAATTCCAAATGTTCTTTATCAAAATCATCTATGTTTTTAGATTTTAAATATAAATCAGGTATGAATTTACGTAATTTATCAATCATCTTAAAATGATCATTTAAATCACCAATAAATCTATGGTTAATCAATGTCTCTTTCTTATTGGTTAATCTTTGATATCCTCGTATTTCGTTGTTTAAATTATTAATGATTTTAACGATATTTTCCTTTTCGATATTTGTTATTAGGAACTTTTCTTTTTTTAATTCTTCTGCAAATTTAAATTTAGGGTAACCAATATCAACGGTGTCTTCGTATGTTGAATTCATAAAATGTACCAAATCAATACTACCAATATATTTTGAAAAATTATCACCAAAAAAATAACATAAACGAGATAATGCATGTATATCTATTTTAGTATTTTCGTGCATTATTTTAATTGTAATTTTAGATTTTATTTGAAACATATCCAAAATCGAAGCGATTAATTTTCTGTCGTTTTTCTTTAAAAACTTTTCAGTGGGATAATACTTTTTAATCCATATACCGTAATCGTTAGATACTTTAATCTTTTTCAATTCAACAAATCGTTCTAACATTAATTGACAGAACCATATACCATTAAAACTAAAATTTTGATTAAGGTTAAATACCTTATTGATTTCAAAAATAAAATCGGTATTATTGAATGTTTCATTATACTCTTTCAACAGAACAGAGTTATCATCCAAACATTTTCTCATGTTTAAAATTCCACCATCTTTGAATTGCATCTCCAAAAAGTTGAAGTTGTTGGTTCTAAATGTCTTAGTTGTTTTCCTACCACTTTTATTCATACTAAGTGTGGTAAAATTACCATTATTAACATTAAACGTTACTGACTCAACACCAGTTGATTTCTTAAAGTAAATGTTGTTAAATGCCCTATGTCTATGGTGTCGATATAGTTTAATTGTTATTTTATCTCCGTGTCTCCTAATAGAACGTTCAATTGTGGTAACGGTCATTTCACTAAACGGGCTACCGTAATATTTCTTAATGTGTCTATCGTCCCTGGTCTCAAAATTTCTAATTGCGTAATTTATTATGGAACGTTCATTTATGCCAGGTTCACCATAGAAAAATTTTGTTTTTCTTTTTCCTACCTTTTCGGGAAATTCCGTTGTTCGACCAAAGGTCGGTCTTCTCATATCGCCAATTGTAAATTTTATAAGACTCTTAGCACTTTCAAATATTTCATCATCCCCATCATCAAGTGAGTCTAAATCAACCCCCATTGAACTTAATGATTCTTTCTTATCAATTATTTTACAATAATCCTTGAAAACCGTAATGGTCGCATAGGTGAATTTTTGATTTATAATTTCCTCCATTGTCTAATAGTTTATAGGACAAATATACAAAAAATATTTAGAAAATACTTATTAATATAAAATATATATTATGGCGAAAGCAAAAGGTACGTCGTCTTCAATAAAGAAGACTTTCGGAAAAAGAAAAAAAGGTGTTTATAAGAAAAGTTACGGTCCTAAGGCCCAAAAACCCAAAAAATACCAAGGACAAGGTCGTTAATTACTTAACGGAGCTTTTATGGTTGGATGACATTCGTACCCTTCAATAATGAATTGGTGTGGATAACTATTTCTTATAAATTTATCGAAAGTTTCCATGTGGTGTTCGAAATGTGTCAGGGGTATTGGACTGAACTTTAATACGGGTAAGTTTTTAAATGGTTCTCTATTAATTTGTTCTTTGGCATGTTCTAAATGATTAGAATACAAATGAACATCTCCTAAGTTACCAATTAAATCTTCTGGTACCATATTAACTTCCATTCCTAATATTTCCAATAATAACCCATAAGAGGCAATATTGAAGGGTAAACCTAAGAATGTGTCAACAGATCTTTGATTCCACATTAATGATATTGCTCGTTTAGGTATCTTATAAGATTCTAATTCTTCACTTAATCCGCCACCAAAAGGAACGATGTCATCAACCATTGATTGGAACTTTTCTTCTCCTACTTTTTTCTTTAATAAAACCCACATCTCTTCACCTGTTAACTTCCTTGTGTAAACTTGAAATCCGTAATGACAAGGAGGAAGTACCATATGGTCTAACTCACTTACATTCCAAGCACTAACCATTAATCTTCTACTATCAGGATTCGTTTTAAGTTCATTGATTAGGTTTGTGATTTGGTCTACATCTCGATAAGGTGAACCATCATCATTGTTATATATTTCCCAATCTCTCCATTGTTTACCATAGATTGGTCCTAACTCACCCCATATTTTTGCAAACTCTACATCCGATTTTATCCTTCCAATAAATTCTTCTTTTGTTGGTATTCTAGCAAACCATTTACCATTCTCATCTGTGCCATCAATTAGGAGACCATCATAAATCATATCATCTAAATCACCCACTGCACTTTTTTGCCAAATAGAATCTACTTTATTTACAAAGTTTTTATAAGCATCACCATCCCAAATATGACAATCATAATCCAATAAGAATTTGATATTGGTCTCACCTCTTAAGAACCATAATAGTTCGGCAACCATAACATTCCACGCCATCTTTTTTGTTGTAAGTAGTGGGAATCCCTGTGCCATTCTATGACGTATTTGTCTACCAAATACTGAAATGGTTCCAGTACCTGTTCTGTCCGTTTTTACGACTCCATTATCTAAAATATCTTGTAATAAATCTTGATATCTTTTATCTAATCTATTCATGTTTACCATTTTGGTGTCTCCAACCTTTTTATATTTTCTTGTTCGTCTTGTCTGGTGAAATTTTCTTTATGAGATAGAATTCGGTGAAACTCTCTATATGCGTGTGGTTGATAATTTTTTAAATAATCAAGACCATATTCATATTCAAATAAAATATCTTCATATCTTCTTTCTTTAGAATCAAATCCATCTGATTGCATTTTCAAATCCATTTGTAATTCGTTAATTACGTTTTGTAACGAATCTTCCTTACATATGTTTGTTGTCACAACGGGCGTTGGTTTATCATTAAAATACATTAATGAAACAAATACCCCAAGTAGGGAAACGATTGCCCCAAATGTTAATACACTTGTATCTTTATTTTCCATGTTCATATGTTTCTTGTATTTGAATCCCTATCATATATGTTAACCATCTAACCGTCAATCCCCAAGATGGTGATGTTACACCTGTCTCAAGAAACTCTGTTTTATTATAAAAGAAAACAATTGTTGGAATTAAAAACCAATGATGTTTCTTCTTATAGATAAAAAAATCTTTATAATATTTCTTTTTCATCTTCCTTTTTATTAAACAATGAATAAATTTTAGAACGATAATTTTCATACTGAGTCATTGCAATCCATTTACCAATGACACTACCTAAAATGTAAAAAATGATTCCGTAAAAATCACCTTTAAACATACCATCTAATGAATAATACGCCGAACCTAAAGCCATTAAATTTATGAAAACACTATTGAATAACAACGATTTAAGTTTATTTTCATATGTATATTTTATCTCCAACACTTTGAAGATATTGAACATAATTTGAAAGAATAAAATTAGTAAGTAATTTTTCATTATTTTTTGGGCTTTCTAAAATAATCCAGTACGATGTTGAGGGACCCTAAACTAATTATTCCCCATCCAAAATACTTCACTAACTCGGGGTCCGCACCTTTAAGTCCATACTTCTGAACTAGTATACCCGTTAATATCATCATTATATAGATGATTTCTTTAATCTTTATTTTCATTTTCTTTTAATTTATTTAAACATTTATATAACGTATTGGCTTCCATTAAGTTAAACATTCTATTTTGATTACAGAAATCTAATGCCTTTCCTATTATTGTCAATGCAGATTCTTTATCAATATCGTATACGAATTGGTCGAACTCATCTATGTTGTCAAATTCAATTAAACCTCCGAATATTCTTTCCATGTGTCAAATATATAAAATTCTTTTGGTAATTCCAAATAATTATAGGTATGTCAGTTCACATTAACAACAAAACTTTCAATGCCGAATATCTATCCCAACCAGAGGACATAAGTCGTGGTATGATGGGTAGAAAGTCGTTAGACGGTTGTATGGTTTTTAAAATGGGAAAAGGTCATCATTCATTTTGGATGAAGAATTGTCTAATCCCACTTGATATTGTCTTTGTACTTAACAACCGTATCAATCGTATTCATTCCAATTGTCCTGTTGAAGATTCACATAGGATGACTCTACCTCGTTACACCGGTATTGGTGACCACGTAATAGAATTTCCTGCAGGAACTACTGATGGTTGGAAAGTGGGTGATCGTGTTGCAATGTATCTTGGTTCTCCTCAGAATCCTGTTCGATAGGACTATCGTATTTCACTCTTGGTTTAACCTTTTCAAACACCCAAAAATAACTGTGATATTTTCGAGCGTGTTCTTGTTTAGTCCACTTGGTACCAAAGCTATTAATACGGACGTTTGATGTGAGGATGAATAAGTCTCTCGGATAGAATCCTAATTCCTGTGCCATATTCATAACCATAACGTGAGAAAAATGATTCTTACCTCCAGATACCGTGTCTTGACATTTAAAGACTACGTAACCACCTTTCTCACAAACTCGGTACAATTCCTTCAATGTGTTAAAATAGTGGTTTTTTAGGTGGTTATATGACTCATAACCCTCAAATCTCTTTGCTATAATCGAACTACCCTCTTTATTATCACGATAAGACTTACCAGCAATAACAAAAGGTGGGTCAAACATAATACTTTTCATCGTTCCGTCTGCAAACGACAAATTCTCTGAACTACATTCCACAACCGTATCATTAACAGGATAAATGTCGGATTTATTAATCGGTGATGGTAAATCTTTCCAAAAATTACCTTTTGAATATGTACAATCTAAATCGAATCTTTCGATATTATAGAGAAACATAATGTTTTTAATTGCGTCGTAGTTACTGTTGTAAACACTTTTTACGGGTTTAAAGTCTTTTTCCATTTGTTTTTTAATATTTTTTTTGTATACTTTAGTAAAATATAGGAAATAAAAAACAATAAACCAAAATATTTATAAAAAAACAATCACTATGGCCTGCGGATGTAAAAAAAACAACTCTAACCCACAACCTGTTCAACCAACGAACATAACTTTAAGTGAAACAGGAACACCTGTCGTTACACAACCGGCACCCGCACCGACAACAAATCAAACGGGGGTTGATGTAATTATTGACCGTTTAAATAATCAATAATATCGTTTATACTAACGATTAAATGAAGTATCGTCTTAATTGACGATATTTTTTAATCATTTCAGTATATAAGAATATATATAAAACAATATGAAAGTAGAAACAAAATTAACAAGTGTTAACATTTTAGATGATGTTTACAGGAAGTTTAAAATTAAATCAATTGAGGGTTCAATGAACCTACAAAAATTAGTAAATCGTTCTTTAGATTTATATTCTAAAGATGAAAACTTTAGAAACTCAATAAACAACCATAATGGTTTAGCAACAACAGGATCCAAATTTTAATATGAAGAAAAAAATATTATTACTATCTGATGATTTAAGAATGACAAGTGGTATTGCCACAATGTCGAAAGAAATTGTGATGGGTACCATTCACAAATATGATTGGGTACAATTAGGTGCGGCAATTAAACATCCAGAGTTTGGTAAAGTTGTTGATGTTAACGACGATATTAGAACAAGGACTGGTGTTAAAGATGCTAATTTGAAAATTATTCCATATAATGGTTATGGTGACGTTGGTATTCTTCGTAAATTAATAGATGAAGAAAAACCTGACGCCATTTTACACTTTACTGACCCACATTATTGGCAGTGGTTGTACGATGTGGAACACGAAATAAGGCAACAAACTCCAATATTATTTTATCATATATGGGATGATTTACCAGACCCACAATATAATAGAGATGTTTTTGAATCTTGCGATTGGTTGGGTTGTATATCTAAACAAACGTATGGTATTGTACATCGTGTTGGTAAGAGAACTGATAAAGTAACATTTAATCCATTGAAGAATTGGCAAATTAGTTATGTTCCTCATGGTATTAATCCTGATTTATTTAAACCATTGGATAGAATATCAGATGATATTAATAATTTAATTCATGGTGATAAGAAATATGATTTTGTTTTATTCTTTAACAGTAGAAACATTAGAAGAAAGCAACCAAGTGATGTAATTTATTCATTTAGATTGTTCTGTGATATGTTATCAAAAGAAAAGGCAGATAAATGTTTATTACTAATGCACACAAATCCTGTTGATGAAAATGGTACTGATTTACCTGCGGTAATTGATGCCGTTTGTAAAGATTACGATGTTAAGTTCACCAATTTAAAATTGGAACAAGATAAGTTAAATGAGATTTACAATGGTGTTGATTGTACAATTAACATTGCAAACAATGAGGGATTTGGTTTAACAACCGCAGAGAGTTTAATGGCGGGTGTACCAATCATTGTTAATGTTACTGGCGGATTACAAGACCAATGTGGATTTGATTATACTGAAGATGATTACATTAATGTAGGTACACTTCACAATAAAGAAGTACATGGCAACATAAATCATGGTGATTGGGTTGAACCTGTTTGGTCATCGGCAATTAATCTAAATGGTTCGGTACCAACACCATATATCTTCGATGATAGAGTTAATGACAATGATGTTGCAAATGCCATCATGGAAATGTATAAAATTGGTAAGAAGAAAAGAAAAGAAAAAGGATTAAAGGGTAGAAAGTTTATGATTAACAATCTATCAAATAAAATAATGTGTGATAAAATGATTGAGGGTATCGAACAAACCTTAGAGAATTTTAAGCCGAGAAGTAAATTTAATTTATACAAGATTATATAATATGAACAAACCATTTTTATTATTTAGGGGACCAGTTAAAACAAGAAGTGGATACGGTGCACACTCAAGAGATTTGTTACAAGCACTTTATGAAATGGATTTGTTTGAAATTAAGATTGATAGTTGTATGTGGGGTTCAACCCCGATGACAGCATTGGAAGATAATTTATTTCATAAATGGATTGAGTCTAATATTGTTAGTCAGTTAGAAAAGACACCAGACATTTACGTTCAAGTAACCGTTCCAAATGAATTCCAAAGAGTTGGTAAATTTAATATCGGAATTACTGCTGGTATTGAAACAACTATTGCACCTAAGGATTGGATTGATGGTTGTAATAGAATGGATTTAATCATTACAACGTCCACGTTTTCAAAAGATGTTTTGTTACAAACAGTTTATAATGAGAATGAACAAAACACGGGTAAGTTAATCAAACAACACAAAATCGAAAGACAGATAGAAGTACTATTCGAAGGTGTTGATACCAAAATATACAACAACGTTTATAACAACATTGACATTGACATCAAAGAAGATTTTGCTTACTTGTTTGTTGGTCATTGGTTAAAGGGTGACACAGGTCAAGATAGAAAAGATGTTGGTATGTTGATTAGATGTTTCGCTGAAGCATTTAAGGATGTTGAAGATAGACCCGCACTTATACTTAAAACATCATCCGCATCGTTTTCAATTAAAGAAAGAGAAAGTTTTAGAAAGAAGATAGAAGGGTTAGTGAGTGATTATAAAAATCCACCATCAATCTATTTGTTGTTTGGTGATTTAACTAATGATGAAATGAATAATTTATATAATCATCCTAAAGTTAAATCAATGGTGACGATTACAAAAGGTGAAGGGTTTGGTAGACCTTTATTAGAATTTACAATGACAGGTAAACCCGTAATCGCATCTAATTGGTCAGGACATAAGGATTTCTTACCTATGGATAAAGCAATTATGATTGGTGGTAAATTAACTGAGGTTCATGAAAGTGCAGTTGATACTTTTATATTAAAGGATTCTAAATGGTTTACCGCAAACTACAACGAAGTATCCGAAGTTTTTAAATTGGTTTACAAAGACTATGATAAGTTTTTAGAAAAGTCTATGATGTTGGGTGATGAGAATAAAGAAAAATTCTCAATGGAAAAAATGAAAGAGAAGTTTAAAGACATCATCAATCCATTCTCAATACAACCAAAAGAACAAAAACTAATTTTACCTAAATTAACAAAAATTAAATAATATGGCAAGAGGTAGAAAAAAAATAAAGGAGGAATTATTACAATCGGTTATTGATAAATTAACGGTTGACGATAAACCAAAAATTGAAACGTATATGCCCTGTGAATGGATGATTCAATTTGATAATGACGAACCTCAATTATTCACAACTGCAGATGAAACCGTAGAATCACCTGAGGTTATTATTAGGATACAAAATACTAACGAGGGTTATATTAAGTTTACCGACCCGACATCAGGTAAAACATTTAAATTATTTGCTAGACCAAAAAAATAGTAATGAACTTCAAATTTTTCAAAGGTGATGAAACACCAACACTTCTTTTTCAACCACATACATTTACACCAGAGAATGTTGAGTTTTGTTTTCAGTTCGGAAACAATGAACCTATTGTATTTGCAACAGGACCAAATGAATGTTCAATTCGATTAAGTCCAACTTCAGATACCAGTATGTTGTTCACCGACAATGATAAAGAGTTTAAATTATTTGCAAGGGAGATACAAAATGGTTAAGAATTTTAAATTTTTTCACGGGGTAATTAGAAGTACGTTAACCGCAACGTGGTCAGCACAAGAACATGAGCATTATGGTATAGATGCTGAGGCGGAATTAACTAGAATGATGTCGGAAGAAATTGCCAGAGGTATTGATGAAGAAATTATTAATGTAATAACAAGAAGTATAAACGGCGGTGGTAATCATGGTTTTGATTATTTAAACCATTGGTTAAGAATGGGGGAAAATAGAGCATGAAATGTGAAAGACATAGTTGGGACACGGATGATAGAGAGTGGTGTTGGAAATGTGAGGAATTAACAATAAATGAAAATAAAAAGAAATATGAAGATAAGTTTTGCAATAACAGTTTGCAAGGAATTGGAGGAGATAAAGAGATTAGTACCTTTCTTACTGAAACACAAAAGAGTTCAGGATGAGATAGTGGTTCTCTATGATGAAAAGAATGGTGATAAAGAAGTTTTAGAATTCTTATTACCATATAATAAATTACCAAATGTACAAACATGGAGGTGTTTTGATTGGAACAATAACTTTGCAGATTGGAAAAATATTCTTAATGGTTATTGTGAAGGTGATTACATTTATCAAATCGATGCTGACGAAATGATTAGTGAGTATATGGTTAAGAATTTATCAGACATATTAGAAATGAATCCAGATGTGGACTTAATATTTGTTCCAAGAATTAATACAGTTCAAGGTTTAACTGATGAACATATTAAAAAGTGGGGATGGAAAATTAACGAAAATGGATGGGTTAACTATCCTGACGCACAAGGAAGAATCTATAAGAAAGGAATGAGTTGGTATGGTAAAGTACATGAGAGGATTCTCGGTGGTCAGAAATTTTCATCGTTACCAACCGACGATGATGATTATTGTATACAACACCATAAGACAATAAATCGACAAGAAAAACAAAATCAATTTTATAATTCAATATGAAATATCAATATCCAGAACACTTCAAGTATCCAAACGAAAGGATATTCTTTACTGACCATATAGATTTATGGGAAGAATTTTTAGGTCAGTTAAAAAACAAACCAAATATCACTTTAGAGATTGGTGCATTATATGGCGGTTCCTCTGTTTATATATTAGAAGAATATTGTAAGTTAGAAGGTTCTCATCATTACATCATGGACATCAACACCAATGAGTTTATAGAAAATAATATTGAACCATATACTGGTAAGGTAAGTTACTTACTTGGTGAATCAGCAGATGCATTTAAAGTTTTGGAACACGATGGTTTAAATAAAGAATTCTTAGACTTAATATACATAGATGGTAACCACATGTCTAAGTATGTTTTAGAAGATGCGGTTAACGCTTTCTATTGTTTAAAAGACGGTGGGTATCTTGTATTTGATGATTACGGTGGGGGTTGGGAACAACCTAGACATATGCAAGTTAGGACCGCAGCAGATGCGTTTATGGATGCATATGTAAATCACTTTAAAATATTACACAAAGGATACCAATTAATTTTACAAAAAACAAACTACGTTAACATAATTGAATTTAAAGAAAATTATTATAAAACATTATAAAATATCAAAAAAATTAACTATATTATAAAAAAAACACAATGAAAAAAGAGATACCATTATTTAAGGTTTTTATGGCAGACACCGCCGCAGATAAAGTCGCCAAAGTATTAAACAGCGGATTTATTGGTCAGGGACCTGTCGTGGATGAGTTTGAAAATACACTTAGTCAATATTTTCAACACCCTTACATTTCGACATTAAACGCAGCAACATCTGCAGAACATTTAGCGTTACATCTAATTAAGAAACCATTCAGATTTACAAAGGCAGATGGTTATGGTGTTAGAGAAAACGTATGGGACGGTATGAAAGATGGTGATGAGGTTTTAACAACCGCATTAACCTGTACCGCAACTAACTGGCCAATACTTGCTAACAATTTCAAAATCAAATGGGTGGATATTGACCCTAAGACTTTGAATATGGACATGGATGATTTAGAAAGAAAAATTGGTCCTAAAACAAGAGCAATTATGGTTGTCCATTGGGGTGGTTATCCTGTTGATTTGGATAGACTTAGACAAATCCAAGAAAAGTCTTTACGTATGTACGGATTCAAACCAGCTGTCATTGAAGATTGTGCACATGCTATGGGTAGTAAGTATAAGGGTAAATTGATTGGTACACATGGTAACATCTGTACATTCTCTTTACAAGCAATTAAACATATCACATCAGTTGATGGTGGATTGTTATTCTTACCACACGAGGAATTAAATAGAAGAGCTCGTTTATTAAGATGGTATGGTATTGATAGAGACTCACCAAGAAAAGACTTTAGATGTGAAGCAGATATCGAAGAGTGGGGTTTCAAATTCCATATGAATGATGTCAATGCAGCAATTGGAATGGAGAACTTTAAACACGTTGATGAGATTGTTGGCAAACATAAGTCAAACGCAAAATACTATGACGATAATTTAAAGTATGTACCAGGTTTAACTTTATTAGAAAGAAATCCTGATATGGAAAGTGCGTTTTGGATTTACTCATTGTTAGTTGAAAGAAAGGGTGACTTCATGAAATATATGAAAGAGTGTGGAATTGCAGTTTCTCAAGTTCACGAGAGAAATGATATTCATACTTGTGTTAAAGATTATCGTGCAATGTTGCCTAACTTAGATAGAACTATCGGTAGTGTTATATCAATCCCAATTGGTTGGTGGTTAACAGAAGAAGATAGAAAGTATATTGTGGATTGTATTAAAAAGGGTTGGTAATGGAAAGAGTGGTTTACGATTCATTTTTGAAATCTGATGTAACGGAGTTTGCGTTAGGTTATGATAAAGTTAAAAACCATACTTGGTATGATAACTTAAATTACATGGTTGATTTATCTAAAAAATATTTCAATGAAGATGATTTCATTATGGACTACTCTTGTGGTACTGGAATTTTTTGTGAGAGATTATTGAAATCAATGATTGATTGTCCAAGAATTTTAATGATGGACTCCTCACCAAAATATCTAAAACTATCACATGATAAATTTGGTAGAAATTATAAATTTCATTTTAGAGTTATCAATTACCTTAAAGATGAAGGTAGACTACAAACAATATCGGAGGTCTTAGGTAAAGAATATGAACAATTATTAGATGGTATTGTTTGTACAAATGCAATTCACCTTTATCCAACAATAGATGAGACAATTAAATCTTGGAATAAAATTTTAGTTAGGGGCGGTAAGTTATTAATTAATTCAGGTAACATCTATAACCCACTAATGGGTGAAGAAACCAAATTGATTGACCAAACGGTAAATGAGATATCCCACTTATCATATGACATTGTGAGGGAGAATCCAAAATATTCCAAATATGTTGATTTAATCAATGATTTTGACTATATTAATAAACATAACACATTAAGAGATAAATATTTTTTACCCATTAGACCCATCGATTTTTACACAGATGAGTTAATTAAAAATGGATTTAAAATTGTAGAAGTTAAAACCATTAATGTTGACGCAAAGGTAGACGAATGGTTTGACTTCTTAAAAGTTTATCACGAAGGTATTATCGGTTGGATTGGTGGTTCTAAAAAAATCACGGGTATTGAACCAAGTGAAGATGAAATCAACGACAGAGTTGATATTATCAAATTGGCATTAACAAAAATGTTTAATAACCAAAACGACTTTAAGGCGTGTTGGAACTATATAATTTGTGAAAAAATATGAAAGTAGGTTGGAACGAGGAGATTAAAAAAGAATTAGGATATTGTGGTAACAACGTTGTGATTGGTCATAACGTTGTTTTTACTAACCCTAAAAATGTGTTCTTAGGTGATAACGTTAGGATTGATCCATTTTGTTTAATTACAACCGCATTGGAGGTTGGTAGTTACGCTCAAATATGTTCTCATGCGGTACTAGGTGGTGGCAACCAACATAAGATTACTTTAGGTAAATGGAATTTCATTGGGTATGGTTCCAAACTGTTCTGCGCATCGGAAGATTATAGTGGTGAGTTTGGTCCTGTAAATGAATACTGGGGTAACAATAAAATTTTTAGAGGTGATATCACATTTAAAGATTATTCAGGAATAGCGTCTGACGTTATGGTTTTACCAGGAGTTACCTTCCCTGAAGGTTGTACCATTGGTGCTAAAAGTTTTGTCTACTCAAAATCAGAATTAAAAGAGTGGTCGGTTTATTTAGGTAACCCATTATCTTTCCATAAAGAAAGAAATAAAGAAAATGTTATCAACTTTTCAAACGACCCAAATTTTTTAAAGAGTAGATGAGTAAATGTTTAAAAATAATTTGTTGTTACTTCGGTAGAAGAGGTAGTCATCATAACACACCGTCAAATATTTTTGATTTTGTTAAATTGATGATTGACAATGAATTAACAATAGATAACGGTATCAACACCGATGTGGTTTTTGTTATTAATGAATCAAATGACCAAGAGAATAGAGACTATATGTTATCTCTTAATGGTAAAGAAACAAAAAATGGTAAATTAATAATAGAAACCAGACATAATCAAAAAGGTTCTTTTGGTGCATATTACGATATGTTTTTAAAATACAAAGATGACTATAGTCATTTCTTTTTTTGTGAGGACGATGTTTTAATTGACAGAGAACATTACATGAAAGAATTTGTAGAATTTTGTGATAGTGGTGACGATATTGGGTTTGTTAGTTTAGCTCCTATCTATGTTGGTAGAACATATCCAAAACATTCGGGAGGAGGTTGTGGATTAACAAGTAGAGAAAAGTTTTTAAATGCAAATCCAATTGATTTTATTACGTCGTTTTTAAATGATCCAAGAAAAGATTCTATAAACGCCACGTATGAAAAATTAACAAGATTGGAAATTGAGTTCACGAATAGGTTTGTCTTAAAGAACATGAACATATTCAATCACCCAAAATTTAGTCCATTATGTTCAAATTATTCCACACATTTTGGTCATAGAAATAACTTTAAAGAGGAATATTTGAAATTAGAATTTATATATAAAGTTGGGTTTTAAAAATATTTATTAATATGAGAAATTTTAAACAAAATCATGAAGAAATGAACTGGCCGTGGGTGGAATCCCCTTTCTTCAATGAATTAATTAAACATCAGGAATTAACTGATGAACAAAAAGAATTGGCCATAAAACTCAACAAAGATGGTTATATCATTTTGGATTTAGGATTGACCGATGAACAAATCGAATCATTTAAAACTGAGATTGACACTTTAAATGATAGAGATACTGTCGTTACTCAAGCGGATGGATATCACTATTCAAAAGGTAAGAGAATATTTGAGGGTTGGAAAGATAGTGAGATGTTACAATCTCTTTCTTTGAATCCTGTGGTTATGGATACGTTAAGATTACTTTACAAGAGAGAACCTTACCCATTCCAAACAATCACATTCAATTATGGTTCTAATCAACCATTACATAGTGATTTAATTCACTTCGATTCAATGCCGCATAGATGGTTAACAGCGGTGTGGGTAGCCTTAGAAGATATGACCGACCAGAATGGTTCATTGTTGTATGTTCCAGGTTCCCATAAACTACCCATATTTGACTTCTACGACCTTAAAGTTAAAGTTCCTGAGTATGGTAAGCAATTCGATAGTTACGCCGAATATGAGGAGTTTATTAGACAACTGGTGGAGGTACAAGAATTAGAAGTAAAACCATTAATCTGTAAGAAGGGTCAGGCTCTTGTTTGGTCGGCTAACTTAATACATGGTGGTGACATTATCAGAGACCCAAATAGTACACGTTATTCACAAGTGACTCACTACTATTACGATGATTGTGATGTTTATTATTCTCCTATGTTCTCAGAAGCATGGAAAGGTGATTTTAAAACAAAGGATTTATCGGGTAAAAATATAAGAGAATTTAAACATACAAAATAATGAGCATAAAAATAGTAGGTATCGGTGCATATGTACCCGAAAAAGTTTTAACAAATAAGGAGATTGAAAAAATGGTCGATACTGAAGACCAGTGGATTCAAGATAATTTAGGAATTAGAGAAAGAAGAATTAGTTCCGATGACCAACTAAGTTCAGACTTGGCAGTTAAGTCAAGTATATCTGCAATTCATGATGCAAACTTAACAGTTAATGATATTGATTTCATTATTATGGCAACATCATCACCTGACAGAATTAGTCCATCAACCGCTTGTTTATTACAAGAGAAGATTGGTGCGTTTAATGCTGCTTGTGTTGATATTAATGCTGTTTGTCCAGGATTTCTATATGGATTACAAATTGCAAAAGGATTGTTATCTATCGGTCAATACAAAAACATATTATTGGTTGCGTCAGAAACTTATTCTAAGTTAACTGATTGGTCAAGACGTGATTGCGTATTCTTTGGTGATGGTTCAGGTGCGGTTGTTCTACAAAGAGATGAATCAAACTATTGTGAAATTGATTTATACGCTGATGGTACAGGTAGAGAGGCTTTTACCGTTCATCATAATGAATATTTCTCAATGATAGGTAAAGAAATCTTTAAGGGTGGAACCACTAAGTTACCGTCATCTATACAATCTTTATTAGAAAGAACTGGTGTTGATAAAAATGATATTACACATGTAGTTCCTCACCAACCAAGTATTAATATTTTAAAGAAGACCGCGGAAATATTAGATGTGGATTTTTCTAAATTTGCAACATCGATGGGTGAATATGCAAACACCGCGGGTGCATCTATTCCCATTACACTTAACAAACTTTACGAACAAAATAAATTAAAGAAAAATGATTTATTACTCCTAACAACAATTGGGTCTGGATGGGTATGGGGTAGTGGATTAATTAAATGGACAAAATAATGAAAAAAATATTATTAATTGGAGGAACGGGGGGATTAGGGAATCAACTAACTAAACATTTAAGTTTAAACTATACATGTCTTTCAGTTGGTTCTAAATTATTAGACGTAACTAACGAAGAACAAGTAAAAGAATTTCTTAATGATGTGGATTATGACATTATAATTTATCTTTCGGTTAAAAATATCGACGGATTAATTCATAAACAAACTAAGGAAACAACTGAATCTCAATTAAATGTAAATTTATTTGGGTTTTTGAATGTTCTTCGTCATTCAACTAATAAACTTAGAGAAAAATGTTTCGGTAGAATCATTTATATATCTTCAGTATTATCTAAGAAACCTATTAGAGGTACTGGTATATATTCGGCAAGTAAAGCGTTCTGTGATAACTTAATTAAAACATATTCATTAGAGAATTCAAAATACGGAATTACATCTAACTCCATTCAATTAGGATATTTTGAGGGTGGATTAACAGATAAAGTTCCTGTAGACATTTTACAAAATGTAAAAAATAGTATATCTTTAAAAAGATTGGGTAAGGTTGCAGAAATGTCAACTTTAATCAAAACAATAATCGATACCGAATATATAAACGGTACAAACATATCAATTACTGGTGGTTATGAAAATGAATAAATTTTTAATTATTTTGGCATATTATGAAAGGCCAAAAATCGTACTAAACTCATTAAAATCAATTTTAGATATTTCATATCCAGAATTTGAAGTTCACTTTATCGACGATGGTTCAACAAATAGAGGAGAACCAATTGTTAGAGAGGTTTGTTCTTCAATAATTGATAAGTTTACATTTCATTATATAGATAATACTATTGAACAAAAAAAGGTACAGGGTGGTAGTATACATGGGAAGTATCTCAATTTAGCCATTGAACAAAGCGACGCGGACCATGTTATTATTCTATGTGATGATGATGCCATTTTTCCACACTTTCTAACTAAATTGAATGTGTTTTTAAATAAGGAAGAAAATTTAGATAAAAAATATTTCTATCATAACATGGTATTATACAATAGTTTAACGGAACCTTACACTGTTGGTGCCGAAAGAAAAGATTTAAGTTATTTTACCAATCAATGGAAAACACCAATACATTGTTCAAGTAGAGTTGACTCTTCACAAGTAACCTACTCAAGAGAGGCATTTTTTAATGATGGTTTATCTTATCCGGCACCTCAAACATCAGGTTTAGATGCTGCAATTTATGAACAAATGTTTCAAAAATGGGGACCTTGTTATTATAGCAGTTTAATATCACAAGTAAAATCAAATAACGAAGACAATTTAATTTGGAAGGATAAAACAGATAATATGTTTATAACTAAAGACATGAAATAATGAATATAACATTCGTACTTGCAGTATATAATAAATTAGATTTAACACAGGAATGTTACAATCGTTTACGTAACATATACCCAACAGCACCTTTGGTGATTAGTAGTGGTGGTTCATATGATGGAACCAAAGAATGGTTGGAATCATTGGAAGATAAGAACCTTTCTTTTATTCATGATGATGATAGGTTGACATTTTCTGAAACATATAATGCGGCAATCAAACTTGTTGATACTGAAAAACTTGTGTTGATTCACAACGATATGGTAATTGGTGAACAGTTTTTAGAGAACTTAGATAGATTATTAGATGAGAATCCAAATACATTATTATCCTATACAACAATTGAACCCCCAATTTTTAGAGGTCATCAAAGAGCAGGTAAAGTATTATTAGATTTGGGTTCGGGGTTTGATAACTTTGACCAATATAATTTTAATGCTTATGTGGACCAATGGAAAGATAGTAAGAACCTATACAATGGTGCGGTGTTCTTTATGTCAGGATTTAAAAAGATGTTTGATGATATTGGTGGGTTTGATGGTTTCAGTTTTGTACCCGCATTTTGTGAGGATGATGATTTCTTAATCCGTGCGAAACTAAAAGGTTATAATTTAAAAACGTGTGATTCTGCAATCACCTATCATTTTGTTTCGCAGACATCAAGATTTAGTGATGATTACAAAAAAGATAGAATGTTATATGAGGTTTCATCTAACAGAAACTTTGTTAGAAAGTGGGGAGTACCAATCTCAGCATTCAATGAACTTAGGTATTGGGAAGAAGATAACTTTACTTATAAGACTTTTAATATGGGTTTAACTACTCGTAATAGAAATAGATTAATGGAAGTAGAACCATTCTTCGATAAAATCGATTTAGGGGAGATTCCTGAGACTTATATTGAAAATGAACAAAAGAATACACGATACGATTTAAGGTCGAAATTTACCCTTACAGATACGGTTGATGTGATGATTACGGAGGTTGATCAATTCACAGATGACGACATTAGAACTTTACATAAAATAAGGTTATCGATACCTTACTATGAGCCTGGTGAATACCAAATAGGAAATATGATGATAGTTATTAAGAAAACTATTTAATGAATATACTTGTAACCGGAGGAGCTGGATTCATAGGTACCAATTTAGTTAAAAGACTTTTAAAAGATGGTCACGATGTAACATCGTTAGATAACTACTTAAGTGGTTTTAGTTCTAATCATCAAGATGGTGCAAATTATATATGTGGTGATGTTAGAAACTTATCGATATTAGATGATGTGAAATATGATGTTATATTTCATTTAGCGGCCATCGCAAGAATACAACCATCATTCAAACATCCTGTTGAATATTTTCAAACAAATACTAATGGTACATTGAACGTGGTACAATATTGTATTAAGAATGATATACCACTAATTTATGGTGGGAGTAGTTCACATCATAGTGGTAAGTTTAAAAATCCATACACTTTTAGTAAAGATATTGGTGAGGAAATAGTTAAACTTTATCAGGAACATTTTGGTTTAAAATCATCAATAACTCGTTTTTATAATGTATATGGTCCTTACCATTTAAAAGATGGTGGTTATAGTACAGTTATTGGTAGATGGGAGAAACAATATGATGATGGTGACCCTTTAACCATATATGGTGATGGTTCTAAGAGGAGGGACTTCACACACGTTGATGATATTGTTAATGCGTTAATTAAGATATGTGATAAACAAGTGTGGGGGCACACATTTGAATTGGGTAGAGGTCAAAATTTCTCGCTGAATGAGGTTGCTGATATGTTTAAAAAAGATAGAGTTTATATGGAAGATAAACCAGGAGAAGCTCAAGAAACTTTATGTGAAAGTACATTAGCTAGATTAATTTTAGATTGGATACCAATCGTAAATCTAAATGATTATATAGATGAGTATAAAAAAAAGGGACTATAAAGTCCCTTTTTCTTTTTTGATTAATTTAAATAAGACCTGATATTTGTCTTTCGTTTTACCCGCATCCTTTAAATCTTCTTTGGTAATTTCAGGGTATTCGATTTCAATTTCTTGATTTAAAAGTACACCATATTCATTATCAAATTCGATGTATTGTGGGTTAATAACTTTACCAGTTACATTACCCTCCTCATCTTTCAATTCATTATACATTTTAACTAAGACTCCACCCTTACCATCTTCTTCACCATATTTTTTGATTAACTCATCTCTTAATGCTTCAACCTTAGTTCTCTCACCTTTAAGTTCTGTTGAGAAGTCACTCAATTCATATTTCAAAATGATTGAAAGGTTTTGTTTACTGAATCCCTCAAACACTTGTTCTCCGGTTTGTGGTTCAATATATCCGTTTATTTCACTTTCTAATTGTAGAACATCTCCTAATTTTAATGTAATTTTTTCCATATTTTTTTAATTCTATTTTTATAATATATATCTTAATTTTAAAAATGTAAAGATTAAATTATCGTCAATAATGCATAAGTAATCATAATAGATATCCACACAATTAAAGCCTTCAAGTAGGTCATAAATCCAGTGTGGAAATACTTCTGACCGATTGGTAGACATTTATGTGATGGGGATATCAAATATGCTGAATATTCCAATGTAAAGAATAATACGAAATATTGCATACCAAATACACTCGTTAATAAACTAACAATACTCGCATATTTTGCGGAAGATCCCAACATAAATGATGATAGAAATGATATCATTGCAACAACTAGAATGTGTTCAGGTTTACTATATTGTTTAATATACCCTTCAATTACATTATAATATGAACCAACCAAGTTACCAAGAATAATAACCAACGCCACTATCCATATTAATTCCCAATCAATATACCCTAATATTTTATTCCAACTCTTAGAGTAATATACTAACCATACTGTAAATCCAGTAAAGAAACCAAAATAGTATTGGGTAAAGAATACACACATTAATATGGTTACTAAAAATGGTATAACCACCATAGTTATATTTTGCATATTAATTGGTCCATCCTTAACTTCGATATCAATCTCATCATCTTCTAATGATAAAATGTAATAGGTTACATACAAGACTGAAATTAAAAGTAATGGCCAAATATATGACATGAATTGCATATAGGTTAAACCTAATACCGCCATTGGAATGATAACTGTTTTCTCCAATGGTGACCACAGATAATAGTGATGTGTTGCAAGATAGTCAATGATGCCAAACTTCTTACGTTTCTTATTATCTATAGGTGCAATACTATTCAACATAGATGCTGATAACGCAACACGTCCAGGAATAGGTAAGATACCACCAAAGAGTGACACTAAAAATACCACCATTCTTTTAGACTTAACTTTTTGTTCAAGTAGTCTGAAGATGTCCATAAGGTATCCTCTTTCTTTGAGGATACCTGTTACGAACATAATGAATATTAAATAGACAAGAAACTCTTGTCCTTTGATTAGAATTGACATAATTAAAAATTATATTTAAGGTTTAAATTAATACTTCTTGTTGGTAAATCAACTGACGATCCCCAGACTCTACTAGCATCATTAAATAAGTTATAAAACAACATTGTGTATTCTAAATTTTTATACTTTGTGGTGTATCCAACGTTCACCAATCTCACACCTTTATTGTGTAAAAATTGTCGAACATCATTTCTATCTGCAAATGATAAAGATTGATCAATTGGTTGATATCTACCTTCCACCCATAGCTTATTATAATTTAGTTTGATGTAGCCAAAATATGGTACTGTTTTATCAACTGGTTCTGTTGTTCCTGTTAATCTTTTAACACCATAAACATATTCTGCTCTAGCATTCACACCTAGTTTAGTTCCAAACAAACTATCATTAAAATAACCTAACGTTGCGCCATTTACTGAGACACCACCAATGTTATCGGTCCTAAATACGTTTGTCGATAGTACGGTTACATTAAATGCATCATCTAATTCTTTGAAGTAAACATCAAAATATAAATTACTTCTTTTATAACCAAATCGATATGTTTGACCTCTCTCTTGTATTAAATCCGGGTTTGGTAATTGTGTACCTCTACCATTTGTCATTGCTTGTTTAATCATCAAATAACTTGGTGCGTTTAAGCTATTGTCATAACTTGCAAATAGACCTTTGTATCCAACAATTGCTGAATATTCAAAACCATTAAATGGATCAATATCAGTTATTTGAACATTCTTTAATCCTAAACTTGTGTAAACTTTTACTTTATAAATTTCATTAATCCAACGAATACCATGCTTTGTTGTTTTATAATCATCGTTTGATACCCCGCCAACTAAACCATTTTCATATCTTATTTTTTCGATTGTGTTTGTTGAATATATACTAAATGAATGTGGTAATTGATATTCAAGATTTGCGGTATATGCGTCTAGGTGACTAGCAACTTTTTTTGTCCCATCTAAAATATCTTCCGCACTATTTTGATATGCAAGATTTACACGTAGTCTGTTTAAATTCATCTCATGATTAACAAACAAATATCTTTGTAGTTCCCACGTATAAACCGCCGGTCTTTGATAACCAGAACTTCTGAAACCACCGTTCCATCTATCTGTTCTTTCTAAATCATTTGATTGTGAAAAAATTAAAGTTGTTTTTTGTGTTGAAGACCAGTTGGCTTCAGACACCAATGCTTTTTGGTTGTAAGCACTGTGTTGAAATGTACTATCTGGAGATATAACATTACCATAATCGATGTTGTTAAAACCAATACCAAATTTCTTACCTTTATAAGATGCTGATTGGCTAAATCCATCCGTACCACCCACATAATTTAATCCAACATGTGATGATTGTACACCAACCTTTCTTTCGATTGTTCCACCAATATTACCACCATCTGTAATAGAAATTAACTTTGTAAATTCTAGTGGAACCCATCCAAAATATTGATTTGGTCCAGTTCTAAATAAACCGTTATTAACCCTAATACCATTAATTGATTGGTCAACTTGATTACCAGTAAACGCACCAACATATGGACTTAATTGTCCCGGACTTGTTTCTTGAATGCGTGCAGAGTTCAAATATACTTTCGGATTTTTTATTACTTGTTGCACCTGATAGTTGGTGCCACCAACAACAACAACTTCTTTTAATTCTATTGAAGCTGTGTCTTTTTGAGTTGTACTGTTACCTTTTTGTCCAAATGACATAGTGGTAGTAAACAATAGTGCTAACATTAGCGATAGCATTGTGATTGTTTTTCTCATTTTGTTTTTGTTTAAGAAAAGTTTATAAAATTGCGGGGAGGAAGAGATTCGGACTCTCGATTGAATGTTAAGTCCAATAGCAGCTTCGGAGGCTGTCGGTTTAAACCACTCACCCACCTCCCCTTACAATATATTATAATATAAACAAAAAATATCAGATAATCAACTACCTCTCAATTAAAAATATTCCAAGACCATTCCAAAAATCATTACTATCTTCGCCGGATGTGTATAATTGTATTGAGTGTTTTATAAATAAGTTATTATCCTCAACAAATTTTTCAAACGACCCATTATCCCAATTCCAGTCATCCATAATAAGAATTGTTTCATTGGAAAATATCGGTAACATATTTGTTAACGCAACGTACTGGTCATGAAATTTTGTTTCTCCATCATAAAAAATGATATCAACATTTGGTAATGTTTTGAAATCGAAAGTTTGATAGTCTGTTTTATAAACCGATGTCTTATCCACATTACCAAACCTTTTAACATTGCTTATAAATTCTTCTTGTGGTAATATATCAATATTATGTTTATAATAGTTGCCAATTTTTTGACTAACTCCCTTAGGTGTTAGATTTGGTGACATAAAGTTATCAACACCTATTGAGTGGATGTCATTACCATAGATAGCAGAACAAAAAGTAGCTCCTCGAAAAACACCAATCTCAAGATATGTTGCACCATCAATATTACAAATGTTATTTAAAAAACATCTAACTTTATTACTGGTTATCCCATGAATATCTAAAATATCTTGAGTTAGTTTTGATACCTCAAGTTTACCCCATTCAATCGAGTCATCAATATGTTTAATTAAGTCCATGCGATTTCTTTTTATGGTCAGCAACGATGTCGCAATAATTACAATCCCAACATTGGAATTTACATTTCTTTATTTTATTTCTCCATCCCTTCAATTCATCATATGGTATACCGTCCAAATATGTTTCAGAGGTCTTGGAGAGTACTTCACTATTTGCAACATAGGAGTCAACAATTTCAATTGTTTCATCTAATCTATTAAAACTATCTCTACCGTGCATTTTGAATACGTCAATGTACTCCAATAATTCATCAAACTCTTCTTTAAATGGTGGTATTGTGGCCGCTTTAAAAAAGAATGCATTGATTTCTTTTTCCCATTTGTATTCACATGTTACTTTGGATATCTCATGATGAAAATATGGTAGTTCATTAGGTTGTCTAAGGTTGTTATATGAATAGTGTTCATCCATAACTGGACATCTACCTAAACAACCTTCATTAACAAGTAATGATAGTTTTACATATCTACCTTTCTCCTCATAATATTTTAATTGTGCCTTCTTGATGTTTTTTAATTCTTCAACATCCCTCATTAAAATCCTATCG